CTAATCTTATTATTGTTGCAGAGATTATTTCTGAGAATGTTCAGAAGAAAGATGCCAATGGTAATCCTATCTATCTTGATGAGGATGGAAATGAGACTACTACTGTAACCGAAACTCCTGCTACTGAGAAGAAAGTTACCGTTAAGTATACTAGGCAGAGTGCTCAGAATGCTAAGACGATTGATCAGGTTGAGGCTGCTGCTGCTGATATTCAGACTGCTACTAAGTTCCCTATTTTCATTATCTGTGATAATGGTAGAGGTGTTTCTTATAAAAACGTAAGAATTTCTCCAGACTACGATGCTTCTAAGACTTTAGACTTTATGCTTTATAATATCCAGGATATTGAAGGTACTACGGTTGTTGAGTCTAAGAGATTTTCTGGAGATCCCGATGCTATTACTTATATTTCTAATGTAAAAAGAAATATGGGACTTCAAAAGAGCACTATGATTCAGTTTAATACAAAATATTATACTGATGGATTTAATGCATTCGTAGAAAAGCTTGCTACTGAAGCTGGATATGTTGATGCTAGTGGAAATCCTGATCTTGATACTTTGTATGGTCTTGATTTCTTATTTGCTAAGAATAAGAAAGGTGTTGATCTGACTACTTATAGTATTGATAGTAGTGATACTGATCTTACTGCTACTTATGGCTATACTCTTGTAAATGGTAACAATGGTGCATTTGGTGATGCTCCATTCCCTGGAGAGGCAGCTAGTGCAGAATGGACTAGTCAGGCTGAGGCTTATTTTGGTGGAGAATTCTCTGATGAAATCTATGATCTTGATTATCATAAGATTGATTTCTGCGTAGATGCTAACTATCCTGATGCTGTAAAGCATAAGATTTGTGAACTTGCAGATTTTAGAGAAGATTTCTTCTACTTTAGGGATCTTGGTCTTGATGTCAACAATCTTTCTGATGTTCAAACTAAAGTTAGTGATCTTGCTTGGGAGCACAGTCCTTTTGTTGGAGATTATATGACTACTTATGATGTCATTGATGAATTCTCCAGGAAGCAGATTAGAGTTACTATGCTTCATGGTGTAGCTCCTCTTCTGGTTAATCACTATATGAATAACCCGAATGCTCCTGTTGCAGGTGAATTTAATAACTTCATTATCACTGAGGCTATTGAGAATACTCTTAATGTTATTCCCAGAATTACTCCTCAGGTTGATATGAAGGCTATTCTTGATGATCTGAGAGTAAACTATGCTAATTATTCTTCTGATGATGGAATTGTTGCTGTTCAGTCTACTTATACATCTCAGGATCATTGGGGACCGCTTAGCTTCGCTTCTAATGTCATTATCACTCAGATGTGTATTAAGGATATTAGAAGATATTGTCCGAAGATCAGATTCATGCTTATGGATGGAAATGACTTTACTCAGTATAAGAAGCTGATTCAGGATAATGTTATTAGTTACTACGAGAAGTACTTTAAGTCTATCACTCTTATCTATACTAGAGATGATGATATGATTGCTCAGAAGATTTTCAATGCTTCTCTGTATTGCTACTATAAGGACTTCCCACAGGGTGAAATCTTTGATGTATTTGCTGTTGAAGGATCCCCTGATACGAATCCAGCATATTAATAAGGAGGAAGTAAAATATGGCTGCTGGTCTTAATTATATTAAGATGCCCAGAAATGTATCTGAATACACTCTGATGAAAGGTGTCACTGATTTTTCCAATTTAAAGCAGTTTGATGTCTTTGAATCAGGATATTCCTTCCTTACTGTTGTTGGTGTTCCTGATTTTATGACTTCATTAGCTTCTCAGAATGCTGCTGTTAAGAACCTTCAAGATGGTTTTGTTCATATTATGGAAGGTGAATTCAGAGGTCTTTCTGGTATTCCGGATATTACTGCTGATGCTGGTACTATCTCTAATGGTAATAATGAAATGATGATTATTAATAACGTAACTATGGATACTTCCATTACTGTTGAAATGACATTCTGGGAGAGATCTGGTTCTCTTATTACTAATTATCTTAACTATTATCTTACTGGTATTAAAGATCCTTATTCTAAGGCTAAGACTTATCATGGTCTTGTTGGATCAGTTTATAATGATCCTGGTCCTCAGTATGAGGTCTTTACTTTCCTGTATTATGTAACTGATAATACTATGAGAAAGGTCGAGAAGGCTTACCTTCTTGCTAATGCTCAGCCTACTATGGCTCCGAACTCTCAGCTTTATAATAGTACTCGTGGTACTATTGAGTTCCAGGAGATCAATGTTTCCTTTAACTGCTTCCCGATCATTGGTGATCAAATCAATAAGTATGCATCTATGATGCTTCAAAATGATCTTACTGTTAATACTGGTAATCCTCGTAAGATTATTCTTGATTTCAATGATTATGAGTGGGCAGTTATGCGTGGTGGATATGATAAAGATGGCAATATTAGAAATGAAGGTATTGTCGAAGATACTGGACTTGTAGGCAATGTCATGAAAGATCCTAATCTTGCTAATATTGTTGCTGAGAAGTACAGTCAGAATGTTCCTCTTGGTGGAGCAGTAAACAACAATAGAGGAAGAATAAATACTAGATAAAAAATAAATAATTAAAAAATAAGATTATAAGAATTTACCCCAGTAGGATAAAACCTACTGGGGATTTTAATTAATAAACATTCATGTTAATGATTGTTAAAACTTTATCCTCTGTTGGAAGGATAAATTCATCTTTCCAATTATTAATAGATCTAAATTCACCTGCATCAAAAATATCCCAAAGAGTATCTTTAGAAATACAGTATTTTTCAAGCTGATAATATATAGATCTTTTCCATTCATTTACTGTAAGCCAATCCATATAATCTATATACTTAAACATTGGATATTCTGCTAAAAACTGATTAAGCTTCTTTAAAGCATACATATGCTTTTTACTATCTTTTATTTGCATAAGTTCCTCTTTTCTTACTGAACTAAAACTTTATCTTCTTATTGTTGCTACCCACTTTACGCAGGCATCTAGAAACTTTTCTACAACAGGAATCTCATATTCATCCATACTATCATAAACTAATGGATTAAGATCAGGAAGTTCACAAGTATCATCCTTTTTCAAGTAATAATCACTAAAACATCTAAAATATTTTTTGTGTTGCATTAAACATAAGGCAAGCTGGCCTCTAAGTAATTCTCGATCATACTGCTTATTATTTCTACAATAAGATTCCATGAATAATACCGGAGATGCTCCATTATCTCCAATACCTTCTTCTGTACCAGATACCTGGAATCTGTAGCCTCTAAATGGGGTTACATATCCAGTTATTTTTTCTTTTCCATTCTCATCCTTTAATACTACTGTGCACATCGGAAAGTTGCCATCTTTCATAGTAAAATTCTTAAGCTCTATAATATACTTCATAATATCTTCTCCTTTTATTAAATTTCAAAGTTATTTCTTTTTGGAATAATTTTATCTATATTCCAGATTGCAATCGAATCACAATCATATGCATAAAATAAATAAGAATTATGAAATTCATGATAATTACTACTATAATAAATTTCCATTCCATCAAATTCATTGTAGATTCTATTAAAATCAATCTCAAAATTAGAATCTATATTCCTTAAACTAAAATCATGATTTCTTAATTCCTCATCTGTTGGAATATTTCCATTTTTATCAATCAGATAAGGAAATATATCACAAATCTCTTTAATTATTAAAATATTGGTTCCACTCTTCAACCTAAATTTAAAATATAATTGAAGAGAACTAATTCTCCAATTCTCAGCTTCTAAATAATCTCTCCAACTCCAATCTGAATATACTGGAGATGCCCATAATACTCCATTAGGTTTATGGGTTACTGGATCAGACCAAACAGTTCTTTTTTCTGGTATTAAAATTGAACTTCCATAATGAATATAAAGTTTTCTGTTTTTATTCTTCTTCATTATTTCCTCCAATCTGTTTTGTCATGTCAATAAGCTCATCATAATCTTCTTTCTCGATTCTGTATTTCTTATTATTGTGGATAATAAAGATACAGCCACAATCAAACATGATATCGATAATACCAACAGTATCAAGATTAATTACAAGAACTCCAAGATGTGTTCTAATGCTAATAATATTATTCATATTTACCTCCTTAATATAAGTATTATCCTTTATTTCACTTTTATATTTACTAATTGAAAATATTAACTTTTAAAAAATATAGGGTAGGAATTTCTTCCTACCCTTTTATATTATTCAAACTCATCTTCACCTTTAGATTTTTGTATGCTATTATCCAAAGCAATTTGATCTTTAATCTTTTCAATTTCTTCATCACTCATATAAGAAGGAATTAATTTTCTAATTAATCTCTTTTTAAATAAAGCTTTACCTTCATCACTCTGTCCAGCCATCTCAACTTCTGTAATAGAATCAGCATATTGTACAGCACTATTAAGAAGCTGAGTTCCTTGAGTCATACTTAAGAATGCAGGAGGTGGTAACTGAACTTCAAGAGTAATATTTTCATCATATTCAAATCTATAAATCTTAGTAAAGATTTCAGATAAGAAATCTTCCATTTTAAGCTGTCTTTTTAATACATTTCTAAGCAATTTAGCATTAGTCATTGTATATCTAACAGCAAAGTCCATACCTGTAGAACTATTTACTATCTCTAATGGAACCCCTGTACTATTTACAGCAGATTCTTCAAGATTAGCTTGTAAATCTGTTGGAAATTCAAACTGTTGTCCAGGCATAGTATCAAATACAATAGGAGCATCACCAGAAGGTCCCATAGGAATTACAAAATCATTAAATCTACCAACAATACCTAATATATTATTAACAGATTCCATCTGTCTAATACCAAAGTTGCCTTTCTTAATAGTAGTAATTACATTAAGTAAGGATTGTGCAGTATTAGTATCAAGAGACTGCTTTACATAATATACTCTTCTATCAAATCCTCTGGTAGCCCATCCTAAAACAGAAGTTAATGTTAATGTAATCCATTGTTTTGCAGGTACTAAAGCATCCCAAAGATCTGATATTCCTCTATGAGTATCTGGGTCTTCTCTAAATTTTAAATGATGAATATCATCAGAAGGAACAAATACTACATCCATATCTATAGTATGAGAAACTTGATTATATTTATCATTAAATCTAAGAATCTTATAAATTTCTTCTTTAAGATCTGTATTGGAATTAATAAATGCAGCATCAATCTTCTGTGAAATCTTTCCTGCTAAAGTTCTAAGAAGTAAATTCTTTTGATTTTCTACATCTTCATTATTATTTACTTGAGTAGCTACTTGACCA